CGTAGAAAAATTAGGAACATTGGGACTAGATAATACTATGGTTCTCTTGTCATTATCATCATAATTCCACTTAGTAATTACAGAAACATCTGCAAATACCCAATCGCCAGTAAGAGCATCTCCTTTTCCCCAAACCACCGCACGATTTCTAAGACTTTTATCATCTGCATGAGTATGGATAGTAATAATATCTTCTTTGTCAAAAGAAATATCTGGTATTGATAAATCTTTGTTTAATTTACCTATTATACAAATATTATCTGCATCAAAATACATATACCAACCACTAAGTTGCAGAAGTTGTATCATTTGTTCATAGGCATTTACCATACCTAATGCAGTATCATTAGGAAGAAGATTACCATATCCTGTAGAAACAAAACTATAAGAAACCCCTGCTTCAGTAAGATAATGTTCCATCCAATATTTAGTAGTTGTAGCATCCGTAGTAGAAGATGCGGTGGGAATAAAATATTCTTCTAAATATTTAGAACCATCTTGTGCGGTAATTTCTACAGAATTTGTGGGAAGATTTTTATCAACAGTGTTTATATTATATCTTTTTACTATTACATCGTTTTCGTAAAGTAATATTTCTTTCCAAGGTTGAATATCACTATCTGCAAAAGTAGTATAGCAATTTAGAGAAAGAACTAAATGAAATAATCCCTTTCCCGTGCAGATTTTATCCTCCCTTTCATAATTAACAATAAAGGGACTCGCATCTATGCTATTTATGGATACTGATACATTCATTGTTTTCTACTTCTTGAGTTCTAAGGAACAAGTAAAACCATTAGAATTCCAACTTAATTCTGATGCAAATATGTAATAATCTACATTATTAATTCCTAAAGTGGGAAAGTTTGCTGTAATTGTTCTTCTTGCAAGATAACTTGGATCTCCTATAGTAGTAAGACTCATGGATTCTGAAAGTCTGTTTAGTACGGTAAGGTTGTAATCAGCGGCCATCTGTGCCATTTCCTGTGCTACAAATAGCTGTGCCAAACTAATAACTACTGTTCTATAGAATCCCGCCGGTAGATAGGGAGATTCTGCGCTTGCCTCAGCATAAATACTTCCTGAACCATAGATTATAATTTTATTTCTAAGATTAGTTCCATTTACAGATGTTTTTGCCTGAATGGAGTTGTTTACATCCAAGGTTCCTATAGAAACGTCCCCATCCATTACATATGGTTTTCTATTCTTAAAGTAAATATTTCCGTCCTCGTCCGACCACAAAATCCAAGTAACTATGTTACCTAAATATGTGCAATAATCTAGGGCAGTAGTAAGATTAACTTCTACAGGAGAACTAGTACCTATTGTAAAATAGGTTGGGTCAGAATCGGTTAGAGAAAGACTGGACATGGTAAGCAGTTCTGAAACCAAATCTTCTAGTGCAATATTACTTCTGGAAAAAGGAGTTTTAGGATTTGTAGACGCAATAAAGTATTCTGACGCCCTAACTAATCTATCGCTTGCCAAGATTTGGTAGGTCATTTCTGGTTCTTTTCTATCTATGCTTTTAATATAACCAAAAAATACTTGTTGATGATTATCTACATAACCTAAGTCTATAGTAATCTCATTACCAATATCCAAAGTAGTTTCTACTACCTCAAAGTTTGCAGTAGCAATTTGGGAGGAATGACTAGACTGAATAGAAACCATTAGGGGTTTAGTACAACCAGTAATTTCTGCAAACAAAGCACTCATTAAGGAATATCCTTGAATAATTCAATATCGAGGTTAAACACAGGACTGGTACAAGTATTACCTCCAGTGAGGTCTATAGTTTGGTAAACTGACTTTTCCCTATCAGAACTTACCGAAGAAACAAAGTAATTTCCTAAAGAACCCTCAGGAGATGTTAAATCTACAGAAGTGCCACTAGTAGTTAGTGCATGAATAGCATCCAAAGCGGTTTGTCCCACAACCAACGCACTTATTTTAACTTTGGATGTTTCATAACCAAAAGTTTGATATACAGTACCCAATGCCAATGGCTGAAGAGAAGCAATAATTTGCTTTGTTCCTTCTACAAGTTTTTGGACATACAGTACGGTTCCGTTGAGCGACCACGACATAATTCACCTGCCTATAGAACAAAATCTTTTTTAGAGTTACCGTAGCCAGAGGTCATTCTTACCAAATCTTCCGCAAGGTACCTCTTAATAACAGTAGCAAGAATTCTACCATCTAGCTGTATAGTAGTAGTGTTGTTTAGATTTAGACCTATCTTAGGAATAATAGGAATATTTTCTCTTCCTCCCCACGAATTTTTCCAAGACCCTTTTTCATATGTATCGGGAAGGGTTATCTCGCCAGAACGAATTATTGCACCAAAAAGCCTGTCTTTTTTATCCTCTCTTGGTGTATAATTTCTGGGGTAACTATAGTAATTATTTGGAAGTCCTTCATCAGATCCAGCAACAGGAGGAGTTTCCTCGCTTTCTCCAGTGAAAACTCCTCCTGGAATACCTCCACCAACTCCACCCTTACCCATAAGATCCATCCATTCTTGTGTAAGAAACACACTAAAGAAAGAACCATCAGGAAGATTATAAATGCCCTCTAATTGTTTTTCTTCAATACCAATTAGTTTTTCTAAGGCCAATCTAAGGGCAAGTTGATCCCCATGAATTACTCCACCAATCCAGTCTTTACCAAAAACCTGTAATTTATCATCATCTGGCATAAAACCAGGAATAGTTTTAAGAGCAATCATTGCTTGATTAGTATACATCTGTAGTAATGGAAATTGTGCAGAAGTAATATCTAGTGTTTGAACATTTTGTTTAGATGCTGCTCCAGAACCCGTACTTATTAGTCCTTTATCTAATAGTTCCTGTGATGTTTGTTTAAATCCTGCTTCGCTGGCCCCCCCAATTCCTCCAGTTAGTTGATAGACATATTTCCCGAAATCATTAATATAAACACCAAACTGTTCTTGACTATCTAGATAAGCATTAATTTCTGCATCAGATACAGCGTTTGGCCCAGTAGATGGATTTAATTGTCTAAGTCTAGAAAACTCATCTGCTCTATACTGAGACACTATTTTATTATAGTCTGCTCTACTATATGCATCTCCTTGATTTACAATAGATGGCATATTTACTCTTGATGCTTGGGCAGCCCTATTTCCCACATCAACTATACCAGGAAGTACGGATTCCAAATATGCTATTTTTTCATTTGCTTTATTAAGTGCTTCTTCTTTGGTAAGTTGTACTCCAGTTCCCATATAGTCTATGGTTGTTGTTGGAGCTATGGTTAGTTTATTAAGTTCTTCTATATAATTTTTGGTATCGTAGATTTCGGATGCCATGGCTGTAATGGCGTCCAAAGCCTCAGGAGTACCATTAGCAACTATATTTAAGAATGCTTGATAAGCATCTGCCTCATCATTAATTCCAGTAACATTACCAATAAGTTGCTCTCCAAAAACAGCAGAGAATTTAGTAGCTCTTTCTTCAAAAGTACTAAGAGAGTCTCTTTTTCTAGTGTATTCAGCAGATGTAATATCCCCCTGTTGTAGTTGGGTTAGTAGTGAGGCTTCTGCCTGTTTTCTCATATCAGTTAGTGTTGCACCACTTGCCTTTAGCTTGTTTTGCTGTAATAGGTCTAAAGATGTTGCGGGCATTCTATAATCACCTGGATTATTTAATTTAAACAATTCCTTAGACACATCAAAAGTCTTTAGCGCGTCTTTAGCGCTCTGGATGTTAAGTTTTGCCATTCCCTGTATAATTCTATACATCATAACATCTTGATCTATACCAAATGCTTCAAATAAAATGCCGGGAGGTGTGGATAATGTTTTTCCCAACATTGCATCAATAGGTGTTTGTTTTCCTCCTCCAAAAAATAATCCTCCATAAGCAGCATATAAGGCATCTGTACCCAAATCTGGGGAATATTCTGCACGATCTGTTGGATTTATAAGACTTTCAGATTCAATTGCCGCCAATATAGTTGCAATATTGCCCTTTCGTGTTGCGGCTGTAACAAACGCTTCCCCTATTGCAGAACCAATAGATGCACCAATAATAGGACTTATTCCAAGTAGTCCTGAAGCTAACCCACCAACTAAAGCTCCGGTAAGGTTTGCGGCGGCTTTTTGTAAAGCAAACGGGTCTTCGTCCCTATTTTGTAGATTTCCGATGGCTGGAAGTACACCAGCTAAACCTATTCCAGCAGCAAGGTTAGTGAAATTAAGTCCTCCAGAAAGCAAATCCATTGTTCGTCTTCCACCAAAGGTCATTGCTTGATAGTCTGTTCTTTGTCTAGATGCTCCAATACCAATACCACTTAACAAAAATCTATCTACCCCAGTGGCTATGGTTTGTGCTGTTAGTGGGCCATTTAATTTGAGTAGTGCTCCTCCAGCCAATATAGACATTAACATGGGACCTGCTTTTCCCATAGTGGATGTCAAAGCATCAAAACCATTGGTAATTCCAGTAACTACATCCAGTGTCAGACCAAATAAGTCTAATAATCCACCCTCGTTTCCCAAAGACATGGCTAAAGATTGAAAAGCATTATTTAGTCTAGTAGTAGATGTTTGAACAGTATCTAACCTTCTACCCATAGCCTCAGATGCCTCTCCATTGGCTGTAGCGGATAAGGCGGCTACTTGCTGTACTCTAGCATAGTTTTCGATAAGGGTAGTAACAGCGGCCTGTCTACGGTTTCCTCCACCACCAATGGCTCTAGCAGTTTCCTGAAATGCAGTATCACTAATTAAACCCAACTGCCTTTGTTGGTAGAGTTCGGTAGCAATACTATTAAAGTCTCGAAGATTTCCTTCTGCATCTTTAGTGGCAATACCTAATTTATTAAGTTGTGCAACTGCTTTATCAGAATAGAATCCTGAAACAATGGCTTTAGCAGTATTAGCAACTTCTTTACCATTAGCAACACCCGTTTCTGCAATAGCGGCTAAAAGACCGTTTAGTTCATCTACACTCATACCAGCAGTTTCGGCAGCATCACCAAGAACGGCAAAGCCCGTAGATAGTGTTTCTAGATCTACGTTAGCATTTTGAGTTGTTTTTACCCATTTATCAAGTAAAGATATTCCTTGATCTAATTCAGTATCGGTTTGTCTAAGGGATGCGGCTAGGGTGTCAATAGCAGCAGCCTCTTCCATTCCTGAAAGTTTTGCTAATATTAACGCATCTCTAAGTAATGTAGTACCAGTAGTAATTCTTTCGAAAGAAGAACCTAAGTTACCAGTAGCTCTATATGCTTGAGTAAAGCTATCAATAGTATCACTTACACCAGTTCCTAAAGCATCTGCGGAGGATTTAGCTATATCAAATACTTCACCAACTCTTAGAGTAGAATCAGATACGGCAATCATAGCATTTGCTAATCTGGTTTGATTCTCTACCATATCAGAAACTAAGGTCTTAAGAGCATTTAGAGGCCCATAAATTAAAGCAATGGCAATTGACCACTTAGTTAGTTCTCGTAAATCTCTACCAATAGCAGAAGTTAGGGTTTGATATTGACGAGAGGTATTTTCTATAATACTACCAGAAGGGCTATTAAATAATCTTCCGGTTTTTTGCATTCCTCCTTCAGTAGTACCACTGTAATCTAATTGCTGAACTCCAGAAGAGAACTCTTTTACTCTAGGAGGGCCAGAAAAACCGGCTTGTTCTGCCCACTTTCTAGCTCTTTCATATCTTGCATTGCCGGTATATTCATTAAAAAGAGCGTTTTCTCTTTGCGCGGAGCTATAAATAGAGTTAACAGTATTTTGATATGCCTTTTCTTTATTCTTCTGGATTTGCGGAAGGTTTAATCTGGCATCTAACATATTTTGCAAGCCAGAACTAGGTGCAGAGCGAAGCTCGCTTTCAAAATTGCTTGTTGTTTGTGCAACATTTGCTCTATTAGAAAAAGGAAGACTTCCTGTTGAAGATGTGGGGTAGTTAGACAGAAGTTGGTTCTTTGTGGCAAGTAGTAAACTATATTGTGCCTGTAATTGGCTAGCTTGATTTTGAAGTGGGGTTAGAAAAGAACCTGTGGCCCCATAAGCGGAATCCATTCTAGTTTCCAATACACGAATAGAGCCAAGAGTGGCATTAATAGCTGCTTGTACTTGGGATAAGGTTCTTATATAATCATTTAGTTCTGGACTAGCCATAATTTTTATTCCTCAAATTATCCTTCAATCTCAACGTCACGAATAATTATAGTATCACTACCAGAAGATTCTTTATTTCCTGTAACTCTTTCAAGCCAAGCCTCAAGTTCTGAAGAAGAACCGTCCCAAAGGGTTTTGTCATCAGGGCGCTTATTTTTAGGCAGCTCATTTAAATTATCAATTTGCTGCCGTTTACGAATAACAAAACTTAGTGTGTAAGGTAAGTCTGAAATATATTTTACTTTAGGATCTAGTGGAATTTGTAATGCTTTTGCTACAGACCATAGGGAAGCTATAGCATTACTTCCAGCTATTTTTTTAGGTTATCTGTATCCAACTCTAGAGAAGTATATTCGTTCATTAATCTTTGTTTTATTTCCGGAGCAATATTATCAAACTCATCAAAGTCTTTAAACATTCTAATCTTGAAACTCTTATCTTTATAGATACTAAAGTATACGCACATCTCTTTGAATTTCTTAAATGACTCCTGTTCACAAAGTTCATTTATCATGAGAGATTCATATTTCTTTTGCAGCTCTTCATTGGAAAGATTAGAATATTCTTCTGAAAGTTTATCTACCTTCTTTTTTAGATACTTACGAATTGCATCCTCTCGTTTCTTGGGGTAATCATCAATTTCTTTCTGATATTTTTCCTGTTTCTCTAAAGAAGCATCAGAATCTGGTTCTTTAGGAATGTTGATCGTAACTTCCCTATAAGCATCTCTAGTTACATCTCTAAGATTTAGTCCTACAACTGCGTCTACTAGATTGGATTTATCTACTACTTCTATATTCTGAATAAAAGCCATAGACTCATCACTAGATTTATCTTTTAGTTTCGCACGGAGTTCTGCACTCTTTCGTAGAGCAAACACCCTTGCTCTATTCAAATCTGCATCACCCACCAGTCTAATCCAAATTTTTGCTAAAATATTTCCATGTCCATCAGCAATTGCTGATTCTTTTGACCAAGAAAACAGCTTAGATATATCCACATCCGATTTCTCAACAGGGGCCATAATCCAAATCCTTTCTGATAAAAGAATAAGGCATACATCTATCCCACCTAATGTATGCCTTTAATCATCCTTTGTTAATAAATTGTCTGTAACTAAACACCAAGGTATTCTTTCAATGGTGTCAAATCTAGAGAACCATCTTTTCTTTCTTTAAGTCTTATTACATTATATCCTAGTTCTTTTAATTTCTTATTTTGCTTTTCGTCTTTACCCTTATTCATCTTTTCACTATGCCAATAATAACCATCAGCATAGATACATAAATTTAATTCTGGTATGAAAGCATCGGGAATAGTAAAAGAAAGACCAAATTGTTTTTTATATTGTTTTTGAAAAGAGTCTAAACAAGCATATAGTTCATGCTCAATTCTGGTTCCTTTGCTGTGTGTTCCTGCTAAAAAACAACTTTGGCTACAGTGTCTTTGTCCCTTTCTGTATGGAAATTCTTTTCCACAAGTTTCACAAATAAGGGGTTTAAACTTTCTTGGGTGTTCCCTATCTATAAATAGTTTTCTGCACTCCTTGGAACAAAACCTTGGACCTCGTGTTTTTCGCCTAAAGGTATTCCCACACACATCACAAACCATATTTGGAAGAGTTCTATGAGATATGTAAAAACACTCTCTAGAGCAGTATTTCATTTTATCGGCTTTTGGTTTAAATTCTATGCCACAAATTGGGCATGTTCTGGGTAGTATGCTTCTGCGGCAAACTCTTTTGCAGTTATTAGAACAATATTCTTGCGTCTTTCTTCTGGGTTCAAAAGATTTACCACAAACCTTACAAGTACTTTCTATGTATACTTGTCTAGCTTTTCCCGCACAAGTATTAGAACAACATTTTACCCTAGACTTTACATTATAAAACTCTTTTCCACAGACTATACAGAGTTTTAGTTTTCTCTGTGATTTAGTTCCAATACCATTACACTTCTTTGAACAATATTTTTTCCCTCTTTTATTGGTTTTGATCGTCTTTCCACAGACAATGCAAGGAATGCTCAAATAATGATTTCGTGAATTCTCATAGCAAATTCTGGAGCAAAACTTTTTTTCTTTTTTATCTGTATTAAACTCTGCACTACAAAATGAACAATTTTTTAACATATTTACCACCTTTCCCAGAGGAGGTAAGGGGGAAAGTCCTTACCTCCTCTATGGTAAAACTGATTTTTATAGATTATGGGGCAATAGCTCCCGAATAAATAATTAAACTTCCTGTCGTACTCTTGAAATTGAAAACGCTCGAAGCGTTTCCTCCCGTATTAACAGAATAAGAATCACCAACGATTGTGATAGATGGTATTTCTATCGATTTTAGTATTGTGTATGGGGCGGTGGATATGTCACAAGGATCTTGTAGTTCGATAATTAATGCTACAGGAGTTGCATCACAACCTTCACCGGGTTGCCACTCTACACCAGAACCAATAGTTCCATAGGTAAGCAGAGAAATCAAATCGGTATCAGTATCTAGTACTGTGATTGAACCCTCAATCGTAGGAACTTGTCTCTGGTATCCAACAATATCCCTACTACCCATTTGTTTAACCCCCTGTACTTGCATGTTACCATTAATTGTAACCGATTGCACACGAGGAATATCGTTTGCTAAAATACTAACTACTGCATCTTTACCCTTGATAGCAGAAGGCATACTTGCATCACCAACATCTGCCCAAGCAGTACTAGCATCTGAATGATAAACTGCAATCAGTTGACTAACTACAGTATCAGCAGCATTGAGAGTAATGGTTTTATTACCAACACCATTCGCTAGATATTCTCCTTCATCAGGAGCACCGGCAACTTCGGTTAGATAATTACCATCTGCAATAATAGATAGAACGTAATTACCATTTCTTAGTTGAATTGGGGTTTCAGTAAGAGTGAAGGAAACCCCAGAACCAGCGGGCTCCTCAGCAACTACGTCATATTTAAACCAACGTTTTTCTGAACCAATTAGGGTATAGTCCTCAGTAGATTCACCATCAACTGTATAGGAGAAAGAGAAATCCCTAACTTGTAATCTACGACCATGACCAGATTTTGCAAAAACAGCGGTATCTGGATCTTTAACGAAATAGGCAGCATCAACTTCACCTAATTCTGCAATATCAACCCCACCTCCAGGATAGGAAGCAGAGTCTGTACCAGTAAGGGCAGAGAAAACCTTAATACCTACATCGAAAGCAGAGAAGGATAAAGTTACGTTTGGTGTATCTTTACTTTCTCCAACGTGAAGTGAATTACCTAATTCATCAACTGTAGTCGATGGAATATCCTGTCCAAAACTGGTTTTTTGTACTCTAGAAGCCTTAAAAGAACCCAGCGGTCCAATTACGAACAACTGTAATTCTTTAGAAGGGACGGCAAGCCTTTTAGCCATAATTTTATTTTACTCCTCTAAGAGTATGTTCTCCGCTAAGATTGTAATAGTAGCTCTCCAATATAGCGGTGAAATTAACTCTGGATCTATTCTAACAATATTTATTTTTCTGTATTCTATATTAAGATGTCCAATAGAAGACGGATTACTAAAACCTGTATTGTAATCATAAACCGTAATCCCATCTTTTAGGTCATTATAAACTTTATATGCAAATTCATCTCTTTGCGATTTATTTTTAGCAAAAACATCTATATACCAAGTACGAATTGAACCGCCTTTTCTGTCCCCTAGTTGTAGTGGATAATTTTCTAGTTCATCTTGTTCTATTGATATAGATGGTATAGTCAAATCTTCAACTGGAAAGCCGTCCACAATTTTTACAAATGGTGTGGAGGAAAATTTATCTACTAACCAGTAATAAATACTTAGATCTTCTAATCTTTCCAGATACAAAATACACCTTCCTTATTTCATTCCATAATACTCTAACATAGAACTAATATATGGTCTATATCTTTCGCCACCAGGTTTTGTCATTTCAATTCTTCCCGCGGCAGTAACTCTAATATTAGTAAAGTCTTTACTTCTAAGTGCATCTATTAGTTTTGCTAGTTTTGTTTCACTTACTCTTTCTTCTTTTTCAAATCTAGTCAGAACCTCTATACCAGGATCTAGAGCTTTTTGATTTAGTTCTCTAATAAGACCAGTAATAAAAGCTATAGATTCTTTTACTTCAAGCATCAGTTTAGTAAGAGTGGTTGTATCTATCTTTGATACTGTTTTATCTTTAGATGTCTGACTTTGATAAAACTTTTGTATTGCTATTTGAGTTTTGCCCGTGAAATCTGTTGCACCATTTGTTGGATAAGCAGTGCCCTCTCCCCCCTTACGATGGGCATTGGGAATAGGCATAGTTCCTTTATCCAATATTTCCCAAAAGGGTGCTATCTTTCCAGCATAAGACATCCTCTTTCTTATGGTGTTCCAGTATTTCCAAGTAAATTTTGCGGATTGGTCTACTTGTTTTCTGTTCTTACCTCTACCACGAGTAACCATTGCTGGTTTCCCCTCTCTGGCAGCGCCATAGTATTTTTCAGACCAGAAGTGGCTTGCAATATCGGCAGAGGAGCGTGTACCTAACTCTTCTCTTACCTTCTTTATAGCATTACCATAATCCGAAAGACTTCCAAAAGTTTCGTTTAGGTTGAGTTTTACTTTTATATTACCGTTCTTGAACTGAACCAGTGTGAAAGTACTAGGATTGAAAGCAGCATCATGTAGTCTTTTAGTGAAAAATGGATTATCAAATTCTGGATTCTTTTTTACAGCCAGTCTAATCTGTTCCCAGAGAATTTTTGGTGCTTCAACGAGCGTCTTTTCCAGTGTTGAAGCATCAGTAACTGATACAGATTTTTGTTTCTGAATTTTTGCTAAATCTTCTTTGAGATTGTTATACTGAGTCTCTAATTTACTAAGTTTAGTACCAGCAACTTCCGCTCTTCTTATCAAAGATGGAATCTTACTTAGGTCTTGACGTAAAGAAGTAATGAGTTCATTAGGCATATCACACTAGCATCTCCACATCGCCTAGGATTTCTCTTAAAATTGCTCGAA